ATCTTAATTCGCTCTCGCTTGGGGCTTCGCTCTTAAGATTAATCTTAAGTTTTCTTAACTGCTTAAGAAAGCATGATTTTAGCATAAATATTGTATTTTGTAAATACCCTAAAAAACACTAACATAAAAAATAATAATAAAAACAATGATTTAAAAAATAAAATAATTTATTGAAAAATAATTAAAAAAAACTATTGACAATATGAATTGACATGATAATATAACCATGTAGTAACAATTTATTAATTATTGGAGAGTAATTATGAAATATATCTGTAACAATAAAATATTTGATAACTATGATGATGTTATTAATTATGCAAATTATTATTTTAAATTAACTAAAATAATTCTAGGTATTGAATTATATAAAGGAGAGTAATTATGAAAGAAGTAACAATTCAAGTTTTTAAGTTTCATGAATTAGAAAAAAATATTCAAGAAAAAGTAATTAATCATTTTAGATACGATGATGATTATGTTTTTATTGATGATGATATAAAAATCATAAAAGAGTTTGCAGAAGATTTTGGAGTAAATGTATATGATTATTCTTTATCTCCATATTCTCATTCTTATATTAAATATGATTTTGATAATTTTGATGAGGATAATATCAATCTATCAGAAATGCTAAATGATGAGCCATTATATGAAATATTGTTTGATGAGTTTAAAAAACAATATGGATACACTCATGATTATAAATATAGTTTTGAGCAAGTTATGGAAAGAGCAAAAAAATATATTTTAGATGAGATGGAATATCAGGATAGTGATAATTATATTACAGAAACTATTGAGATAAATGATTATTATTTTACAGAAGATGGAAATATACATTAAGGAGAGTAATTATGGTTACATTTAATGAAGTTAAAATTTGGCTTGGCGGTGATGGAAATTTAAGCACAGATGAAATGATTGGTTTAATTTTAGATATTGCAAATGGTGATTATCACCCGCTAATATTACATAATAACATTGTAGAATTTACACAGAAAAAGGAGAGTGATGATGAAAATAGAATTATGTAGCAGATGTCATTCTAAAGTGATTAAAACACCAAAGATTGTTACAAAAGGTTATTACGCATTTTGTAAACATCACTATGAAGACCTTGATAAATGTGAAACTTATATTAAACCAAAGAAAAGGAGTAATGATGAAAATTAATTGCGATAGATGTAATGTATCAGTTAAATATAATGGAGATTATTTATTTAATGATGGCAAATTCTTTGGAGATAATGGGGATAGAAACCTATTCAAAGAGGATGAAATAGTCTGTATAAATTGCATAAAAAAAGGAGAGTGATGATGAAAAATAGAAAAGTAACATTTCATAACAATCATTTAATGTATGTCAATCAAGATGTGATAGATATATTACAGAAAAAAACATTATGGAGTAAATGTAAACAATGTTTGACAACATTAATAATATCAGCTACAGTCATAACTGTATTTATAAGTTTAGTATATTGCTTATATTTAACAAAAACTTTTTAATGGAGAGTAAAAATGTCAGTAGAAGAACAAATACAAAAAGCATTTCAGCGTGTAGATGAAAAAATACATGATATGTATGTAGAAAAACTTATGAATCATGATTGGACTTCTGATATGTCAGATGACCATAGAAGATTCACTGATGGTATGAAAGAGTATGAAGAAATATTATCAATCGCAAGGAATGTAGATAAAGAATATAAAATATTTAATATCTATGCACCTGATGGATACAAAAAGGAGAGTAAAGATGGATAAAATATGGACAGTAACATTTGAGAAAAGAGAAACATACACTTATGAAGTCATGGGTAAAGATTATGATGATGCTTTTCAAAATGCAATAACAGAAATACATAATCAAGAGCCATTGGAGTGTGATTCTGAATATTATTTAGAGGAGAGTGAAAATGATAATTAAGCCCACCGCAGAAAATTGTGTTAGAGTTACAATCGGAAATTGGGAAGTATGGATTGACGATTCAACAGATGAAAAAATTATTACACAATACTTTTTAGATGAAGAAAAAACTAAAGAAAGGAAATAAAAATGAAAGAAATAATGCCACATTTAATTGTATTTTTTAGCTTAATTGGATTTTTATTATTAATTTAGGAGAAATAGATGGAAGAAATTACATTAACAAAAATTATGCCTTACTTTGATAATTCGCAGACTAAATTAGCCAATGCACTAGGATTATCAAGACAAGCGATTCATGTATGGTTTAAAGAGGATAAAATACCACCTCTACGAGCCTATCAGTTGAAAGACATTATTCAAGACATGAATAAGGAAACAGTTAGTGAGTAGCATGACAGTAGGTGATATTGTTGACGAATTAACTATCGACAGTAACAAGATTAATGAACTTACAGGTGAAATGGAGCAGAAATTCTCTATTATTACCACAAGCGATTTAAAAGAAGAGATATACGAGTATTACAAAAATGGGATTAAAAAAGGTAAAGGGCTTGGATTTCATAATACTAATGAGGGATTCTTAATTAGAGACCATGAATTAAGTATAGTATCAGGGACTAATGGTTCAGGAAAAACAATGTGGTTATCACAAGTTATCTTGAGCCAATTACAAGAAAATACAAAGTGTATTATCGCTAGTCTTGAGATGCACCCTATACTGACTGTAAGCCGTATGTTGACACAACAAGAGGGTTATCCTGATGTAACGGAAGAATGTATTGGCAGATTCTTGCAGAACATGAAAGATAAACTCTACATATACAGGCAAGGTGGAGTGACTAAAACTAAAACCATGTATGCCATGATTGAATACGCATACAATGTATTAAATTGTAAGGTGTTTGTTATCGATAGTTTGATGAAGATGAATGATATTGCTGAAGACGATTATGATGCACAAAAGAAGTTTGTAGACCAATTAACTGTAATGTGCCGTATGTATCCTATACATATTTTTCTAGTAGCCCATACCAGAAAATTGAAAGATATACATGAGCAACCATCAAAAAATGATGTGCATGGCAGTAACCATATTGTGAACTTGGCAGACAATTTGCTTTGTGTGTGGAGAAATAAATGGAAGGAGAAACAAATAGATGAAGATAAATTAACAGATGAAGAAATAAGAACTATTCCTGATGCAAAAGTATTTGTGCAAAAGCAAAGAAACTATATTGGGGAAAATGGAGAACCAACTTTTAAATTTTACTATGACCGAAAGGGCATGAGATATAGGGATAGACCATGACAAAAAATACAATGACAATCAATAAAATGATTAAAAAATTAAAACAAACATTCGGTGATGACCTAGAGTATAGAGCCGTATCTAAAGACGGAAAAGTCTTTAAAACTCAAGGGTTTGACGATGCAAGACAGGGTGTTGACAAACCATTTAAAATGTAATAGTATGTAAATACATATTAACAAGGAGAGTAAATATGAGCAAAATCAAAGAGCAATATGAATATCTACAATGGCAAATACAATCATTAACAAATGACTTAAAAGAACTCGGTCAGCGTATGGACGATAGACAGCAGATGACTGACGAGCAACAACAGGAGCGTAATCATGACTAAAGATTATCGCATTAATATTAAAGTTAGAAACAATAGGTTGATTGAGGCTATTGAAGAATCAGGTGGTCAGCTAGGAGCGAAATGGTGTAAAAATAACAATCTATGTTATACAAGGGTCAATGATTTAATTAGATTAAAAGATTCTCCATTACAAAAGAATCAAATTGATTTAACAAAGACAGCATACAGGTTATGCGAAATATTAAATAAGTCTCCCAATGAATTATGGTCAGAAGAACAAATAAACCCATTACAAATGAATGATGTTTCAGTGAAATTGACTGGGGATTCCATGAAAAAATTAGTTAGTTACACAGAAACTAGACCTGATTCAATACTAGCATTAACTGAAATAAAAGAGAGGGTTCAAGAAGTAATGGAAGAAATGACGAAAAGGGAGCAAAAGTTATTAAGAATGAGGTATTACGAAAACATGACTTTAGAAGAAGTAGGAAAAGAATTTAATATCTCTGTTGAAAGAGTAAGGCAAATTGAAGCAAAGACATTTAGAAAATTAAGGCATCCCACAAGATTAGGTGGAGATTTTTCAGAATTATTAGGAGAGTTATCATGAGTAAGTTTAAAGAATTAAGAGTATTAGATGTATCTAAATACATAGAGAAAAAGGGACAGTTTAACTATCTCGCTTGGGCACACGCTGTAGACATCTTGTTACAGCATGACCCATTGGCTACATGGGAGTATCATGAGCCACAAATATTTAATGACAGTATGATGGTGACTTGCACAGTCCATGCGTTTGGTAAAAGCATGACGATGCAGTTACCTGTAATGAACTACAAGAATCAAGCCGTTAAAAGCCCTGATGCGATGCAAGTGAATACGGCTATGCAAAGATGTTTAGCTAAAGCTATTGCATTACATGGTATTGGTTTATATATCTTTCAGGGTGAAGATTTAGCAGACCTAGACCCATTAGATTTAATTAAGAATGTCTATGAGGCAGAGGGTATAGAGGGAGCAAGAAGAATATTTAATAAGATGGACGGAGAGGCAAGGAAACAATGTCAGCCGTTTATAGAAGAAATCAGAGATGCTAACAAACAGGAAAGTAAAGATGATTAACATGATTCAATTAAATTATTATATGAATGGGGAAGAGGTAAGACCAAAATATA